ACTACATCTACCTGGACACGGAGGAGCGCCGCCGCTTCGCCCAGCAGACGCACGAGTACCTCATCGAGCAGCTGCAGTTCACGGGCGCCGAGTCGATCACGTCCTCGAGCAACAAGATCCAGCTCAACTTCAACCACCCGGTGAAGGAGCTGGTGTGGGTTGTCCAGCGCGACTCGTTCGTCGACTGCACGCAGCCGGCCCCCACGTACATTGCCGAGGTCAACGGCTGCCAGCCGTTCAACTACTCCGATGACTTCAGCACGGAGGGTGTGATCATGGATGTGCTCGCCCGCGGCTCGCTGGGCGGCGGTGCTTCGACGCTCACTGTCCCGACTGCACTCGGTGAGGGCCCGTCCGGCCCGTACCTCCCGGGCGTTGGTATCGCGGTTGGCCCGTCGCTGGCCGGCGCGTCGTGGCTCGACTCGAACTTCTCCGCCACCGGCGGCAATGACCAGGCGTACCTGTTCGAGGACACGACCAACTACCTGCTCGCGAAGGTCATCCTCGACTCGGGCACGCGCTGCTCCGGCAAGACCCCGACGGAGGTCGCCAAGCTGCAGCTCAACGGCCAGGACCGCTTCACGGAGCGCGAGGGCCGCTACTTCAGCTACGTGCAGCCGTACCAGCACCACACGCGCACGCCCACGGCCCCGGGTATCTGCGTGTACTCGTTCGCGCTCAAGCCGGAGGAGCACCAGCCGTCCGGCACGTGCAACTTCTCGCGCATCGACAAGGCCACGCTCCAGCTCACGGTGTCCGTGAACACGGTGCGCTCTGGCCGCACGGCGCAGGTGCGCGTGTACGCCGTCAACTACAACGTGCTGCGCGTCATGAGCGGCATGGGTGGCCTCGCGTACAGCAACTAAATACGACAAATGCAAAACAAACCACGAAGAAGAACCAAAAATAAACTACAAATGTGAGTAGAAACCTACATGCATTTGTGGTTACTTCAAATCTAATTAATCTTGTAGAGCGGGATCTTAAATACATAGTTCGCTATCCTAACAAACCCGGATATCCAGTCATATACGGAATATGTAATGATATGATTCGCTCGAGTTAGCAGTAAGAATTCGAAAACAGTATGTATTAGATCATTTGCGTTGGTATGAAACCCAAGATGCGACGGTTGTTCGTCAAATGCAAATATCCGCATAAGTGATTTGGCTTTCCTCTTGAAGCGTATTGAATCACTTATGAGTACTTGTCGACTGGTTGTTACTGCTCGGATTTTATTAAGGTACTCTGTATACTTGATATCAACCTTGTTCTCAATGATATCATCGTCGCCAAGACGGACATGTAGAACTGAGAAATCGGCCCATGGAATCAATGCCATTCTAGAGGCCACGTAGTGCGCAGCAGGTTGTCTCAATGTGAGTACTTCTTGTATTTTATGAGAGACCAATGGACTAATCGGGCGATCAAATACATCTGTTCCAAAGTTAGTGAAGAAGAATATAACATCATTCTTTGATAGTTCGTCCTTAACAAATTCATCGACATCGCGAGGGAATATACCCCTTATATTTCCGCGATTCAACTGAATCAATTCACTGAAGCGATGAGGTTTTACTTCAAATATTTGAGATAGCGGATGTAGAGAGATGTCGATGATACAATCGTATCCGCGTTGTTCACAATATTGAATCATCCCAATCGAACCTCTCAATAAATCACCTATACCGAATCGGTACGATGTAGGTGTGACTACTTGATTACAGAAATCATGTGACCATACATGAATAATTGTCTTCTTTGTATTGATAATCGCACTAGAGGACATACCATCGACAAGATCGCAAATAAGAGTCTCGCCGGCATATTCTCGACCTACAACTGATTCGGGTGTGTAGTCACCACCTTTCACTAACACGGAAGGTCGTAGCTCCTTTATAATTTCGATAGGGGTGTCCTCGTCAAAACCAACTACGAAATCGACGTCTCCAACAGACTCTAATGCCGACCTGCGCAGATTGAATGTGTTTATCGGACGTGTTTCACCTTTTAACCTACGGACAGAGTTGTCTGAATTCAATCCTACTACAACAATGTCTCCGTGATCCTTACAGAACCGGAGTAACTTAAGATGTCCAGCATGAAGTATATCGAAACATCCATTTGTAAAGACAACCCTCTTACCTGAGTTTTTTAACTCATGTAATAGTTCATTCATACTATATCTTCGGGGTGAATTGTGTATGTTCCTACGCACTCAACTGAATGTGTAGCTATTTGTGCAGCTCTTCTCAGAACATTATCAATCGGTACGTCCAGTGGTATATAATAAGAAAGAATAGCACATACGATATCACCGGCACCTGTAACATCGATTATGTTCAGGGGTTCGGGTACGTGTTCATGAAGAATTGACGTTCCGTCGGATAACGTGATACCCTTTTCGGCTAATGTAACCACCGAATATTTACACTTTATCATATCTATGATCTTCACATGTAGACTATTGATATCACCCCCCGTATGATGGAATAGTTCACAAGCCTCCTTGCGATTTGGCTTGATTAATGAACATCCTATGTACTTGGAGTAATCCTTCTTTGGGTCGACACTTGTAAACACTCCATGTCGATTAGCTAATTCGATAATTCGTCTACAGTGTTCTTTATTCAAAAACCCCTTATTGTAGTCAGACATGATGATACAGTCAATCTTCTCATTCTTCAATATGTTCTCGATATCGTCTACACATGACCACTCATATCGTTCGGCATCATCTTCATCATCACAACGGAATACAACTCTGTTGTCGCAGAAATAACGCTGTTTTGTGATGGTTGCACCATTGACTGTTTTTATATGACTGTGAATGTTCATACCATCTACAGCTTCACGGATCCGTCGGCCATTTGGGTCATCGCCCACAGATCCAAAGATATGTAAACTCGAACAACCGAGTGCATGTAGATTCTTCAATACATTACCACACCCTCCTAGAGAGTATTCATCGCGTTGTATTTTGAAAATTGGTATAGGAGCTTCCACCGCGATACGGGCCGTTGTTGTATAAATATTATGATCAACCATTATATCGCCGCATACGATGATAGCTGGTTTACGAATCATTTGAACTACTATGAGAGTTAATGCTATGAAAGTAAGCGTACACCTTCGCAAGATCGCCATCTGTTATCATAGTATAATCAATTGTGCGATGAACATAGTGATGACCATTCGTAGTAAGAATAAACCATTTTTTTACAGAGTTACGGGCAGTAGTTGTATACATCGCACAAAGAGGAGCTGTTTGAACCGCAATCACGTACTTGGCGTGTCCAGTAACTGCTGATATATCTTGTAAAGCGAGACCGTCGTCTATTGTGCATGCAATCCCATCGACCTTTGACGTGGTTACAACTTTGTAAGTTCTCGAAAGCTCTCGAGCTAGGTTATTAAGTTCATCAAGATTTCGCTTAAATTGACCAGAATATGCGAGACTATTAACAACGATGATATCAATGTCCTTGTATTTATCGGATAAGGCGCTATATATATCGTCGAGGTAAGGTTCATTGAGAAAGAGGCCGCAGTTTATAACCTCAGATTCAAGTCCAAGTATAGTCCGAATTTTGTTATGATATTTCTCGTGATATATTTCATAGTTGTGTGGATGAACACCATCGATATCGTCGCCAATCCATAATCTAATCGCATTATATGGTTTTTCCGAAATAGGCTTCATCGTTAGGAAACTAATATCTTCATATCTTTGAAGTTCTCGCATATACTGTTGATTGTATTCAGAGTAATGGAACGTTATATGAACGTCCTTACTTAATATGAGCTGTCTGATAGACCATAAGAATCGAAAGATCATGATCGCATCGCCGATATGGAAATCGTTATAGAAATGAAACTCGGGCATTCCCATTCATATCCTCTTCCGCTTAAACGGATACGATCAGATAACACAATGAAGGTGTATGTTGACATTGATAATACAATATGTGCAACTGGAGAGGGGGTTGATAAATATGAACGTGCGACTCCAGACCCCGTCAGTATATCGTATGTAAATTCTCTATACGAGAAGGGAGACGAGATAACCTATTGGACCGCGCGGGGAAACGCATCTGGTGTTGACTATACAGACCTTACGAAGAAACAGTTGACCGAGTGGGGTTGTAAGTACCATACTTTGATTATGGGGAAGCCGTCATACGACATTCTTATTGACGATAAGACCATGCATCCACGTGATATTCCGCCGAATACTTGCTCCAAAAAGACCCGTCCGGAGATTGTTTCGAAGGGTTGGGGACATGAAGTCGTTTTTGTTAATAACGGTATGTACTGTGGGAAGATTTTACATTTCAACAAGGGTGCTAAATTTAGTATGCATTTTCACTTGAAGAAAACAGAGACGTGGTACGTATCGTCTGGTAGGTTCTTGTTTAAGTATATTAATACACATAACGCAGATATCATTGAGACAGTGCTCGATGTCGGAGACGTCATCACTAATACAATCGGGAGCCCTCACCAAATTATATGTATTGAAGAAGGTGATGTGTTTGAAGTATCGACCCAGCACTTCGATACGGATAGTTATCGAGTTATGAAGGGCGATTCGCAGTTTAAATGAGCGATGTTATGTATATATAAAATGCAGTCTGGTTGGTGGCTGAAAAACTTCAAGAAGAGTGTGGATGAAGTTCAACAAGCACTAAGTGAAGCAAATACGCCAATGTGCGATGTGTCGTTGTTCAGGACGTTCTTGTTCGCAAATAAGCGCCGCTTTGGAACGAAGGAGGATGGTGGATACGTAGTTGCCATGATTGATGGTACGTATGATTGTTACATATCGGCAGGTGTTTCAAACGAAGAGAGTTTCTCGCGCGATTTCATCAACACCTTCGGAATGACGAAGGATAATGCATTTGCCTTCGACGGAACTATTAACGACTATCCGTATAACTATACTCAAAACATAACATTTATCCGTAAGAACATCAATAGCTATAATGATGAAGGTAACACAGACTTGTATGACCTTATCAACCGTCACAACGATGTATTCCTCAAGATGGACATCGAGGGTGGTGAATATCCATGGTTACTGGCCAATGATTACGATACAATGAAGAAACTCAAACAGATCGTTATTGAGTGCCATGCAATCGTTGATGCAACTGGATCAGGTACTCTCAATGATATTGGACATATTGGATATGACCTCAAGAATAAGTGTTTCGCCAAGTTAGCTGAAACGCATTACCTGGTTCATGTACATGGAAATAATCATGGCCCACGCAAGAATGGTATCCCATATACGATCGAACTTACGTATGTGAATAAGAAGTGCTTTGTTAATCCACCTGACCTGAACAATGTACCTCTTCCGCTAGCGGGAATCGACTATCCTAATGCTTCCGACAAACCCGATTACATACTTGATTTTCAACCATTCACATGGAACTAGTATTCAATGATATTCACACTTGGATTGAGTACACTGATGATAAATGGTATATTGCTCTTTGATACATACGTTGTATCGCATAACGAAAGAGCGAGACAATCATATAGGATATCGCTTCCAAGTTTGAATCCAACTTCATGTAACTGTGGAACCGAATCGTCTTCATTATTTATTCGGCTAACCGAATCAATAAAGTGGATCTCTCCGAATATGGTCTTAGCGTAATCAATATAAAGACTAACGTCCGTCGCAATGAATACGTCATAGAGTGCATGGTGCACATCAAGTTCAGTTTTCACCTCGCGAAGCCGGGTGTTGATGTCCTTTACCATGTAAGACGGGAGATGTGCATGTTTCTGAGCAATTGAACGGATGTGAATTCCGACCAATGGTATATTTGGTCGGCGAATAGTATTGACATAGTCAGCAATATGCTGTCCAATCCGTAATCGAAACCGTTGATAAAAGTGCTCAATATATGCATCGTTTGGTTGATGGCGAACAGGAGGGAGTTCGGCTGAAAAAAACGGCAGACTATCGACTGGTACTGAATGCGCGAAGTACGTGGTCTGAGTTTTCATTTCGATATCATCGGTGATTAGTCTGCTCTCGAAGTATCGGAAGAATGTGTTGTTGAGCGAAGTATCATGATACTTGAAATGATCGGTATTCTTGCAGAACAATGGTATAACCTTTATAGTTGGGTTGATTAAGTGAAGAAAATATGAGTTTTGGATAAATACAGTTAAGGCTGATCCGAATCCGTAACCCCAATTAATTAAGAACACAACTGAATTATGGCTACCCCGGATCGCGGGGTTTGCGATAACCAGTTTTTCAACTGATTCATATGGCGTAGTCGTTATCGGATAGTTCTCGAACGATCTTAACGACATTTAAATACATCGCGTATATTAGTTACTCTCTGTAAACGTAAGATGGTTATTATTCTTGAATTTGTAACCAATTGTATTATCATAGATTCGATCATGGAACGTATAGATAGTGGGTGTTGGATTATCCTGTTTCAGCGCTGATGCCAGACAAGATGCACCCGATAGAACAGTGAGAAAGACTCTGCATGAATAGATTGCATCACACATCTCATGGATACTATTGATGGTATAGACCTCGTGGTTAAAGTAAGGTAGGTTCCTGTTTGCGACTCGGCTGAACTCGATCTTCTTGATCTTCAGGGTTGGATGCATCGCAAACACATGATTGAACGAAGTCTCAATCTGGTTATCGGTTGGAGTTGTGCTGATAGACGTTGCGTCGTAGAGTAGGCAGTTGGCTAGTTCTGGGATTACGGTAGGTTGATAGTATACACTCGGATAGATCCGATAACCGTTATATAATCCATGAGCCTGTTCGATATTGGTTATGAAATTACCAGTGTTTCCATATACTCCACGGCACTCGCCGGCGTTCGGTGGTTCATCTGAAATTCCCTTAACAAACGGATTACTCTTCCAAACCAGATCATAGATCTCAGGGTTCCGGTAAGCGTTTATTGTGGATATGAAGACGTCATAACCGTTCTTAGAATAGAGTTCAGGTAGTGTTGAAAACTGCAGATTGTCACCTAGACCTCCCCATGACTGGCTAATTACGACCTTCTTTCTGAACATACTACTACTTCTTTCGTATGAATGTATATGGTTTTGTAACGCCGGGAGCCTTTTGATTGTCGTTGAGTATGAATAAAGTGTACTCATTCTTGTGGTCGGGTGCATTATAGTTCGCAGATTGGAAGAATGACGGCCTTCTGTTTGCGAGGATACGGAACTTCGGCTGAATTCGTGAAATTGCGATATCTGTATGGCCGAGCGCCACTTTCATTTCATTGATAACAGCTTGTTTGTACGTCGGCGTTATATACAATATCGCATGGGTTCCAAGCATGTTCAATACTCGAGATTGTGTCTTCGAGTAATACTCGGTAACACAGGTTCCCTCGTTGATGTTTTGAGTCGGATGTCCAGCACATACACTAAGACCAAAGTAAATCGCATCTGCACCATGAACAAAGTCGAACTCTGATATACCAGTGAACTCTACGTCATCCTCAAGGAGAAGAATGGGTTCATTCATATATTTAGTTAAGATGTCTATGTTCGCATTCGCCAGGCACCTCGGATACCCCTCTGTACCAGATTTGAAGTGAACAATGTCTTTGAACCCAATTGCGGTCAACATCTCATCCATATGCAGTTTCCGCGCATGATACTTCTCATTGTGATCTGGGCAAATATAGACCACCTTGAAGTCTTGAATTCTCATTATATATTCCAAGAATCTACAATCTTCACCGGATACGCCGAATACAAGTCCGCTAACGGATTCCGAAGCACAACCGGTGTAGCCCCGCAGAAGATGGCCTCCCATACCCGATGCGTATCCATACCCGTGCCTTCAGGACAGAGCACATACTTCGATCGACATAAGTCTTCATAATACTGTTCGCGTGTTCGGTCACTCTTGATGACTACTCGAGGATCATCTTTGAATGCATTATAACAGTCAAGACGCTTCTGAACGTTTGTATTGACGCTGAAGTTCATGTAGACCTCGATATCGCGCGGAAGGTTGGATTGCTTGAAGTTAGTTACGAAGTCCAGAGCCGCATCTGGGAATCCAAGGGGAATCGTGGTCAGTTTTGGGTGCTTTACGGTGGTATTGATAGCGTAGATATGAATCGCAGTGGGCAGAAGAGCAGCCAACTTTCCCGAATCAAATGACTGGTCCGAGTTGTGAATGAGGTATGTATACTTTCGTCGGTGAACCTTGGACAGTGCCTGAACGAACGTGTATACAAGATCACCATTGATGAACACCCGATCACCTGTTCTCGATTCTATGGCTGAAAACTTAGGCTGATCGGGGTATCGCGGGTCAACGATCCACTTACATGTCGCTGCGAACGCTTTGCCCGATAGCATTACTGTTCCTTAAGATAAGATGAACGTGTTCTCGTTCTGCTTATACGGTGGGTACAATGCCCGGTATTATCCGGGTATGATTGAGAACATTCAACTGATTCATAAGCACTTTCCAGGTTGGTTTGTGTTTGTCTATACGGGGTCCGACGTGACGCCTGAGATGATGGGCAAGCTCCAAGCTGCACCGTATGTTGTCGTGAAGCCCACAGGCAAGACCGGAATCGAGAACATGATCGACCGGTTCACTGCGATTGATGAACCAGATGTCGACGTGATGTTTGTGCGGGATGCTGACTCGCGTATTCATTGGCGCGACAGGTGGGCTATCATGGACTTCATGAACTCGCCGCATATTGCACATACCATCCGCGATCACAAGGAGCATAGTGCCTCGATTATGGGTGGTTTGTGGGCTCTCCGCAAGTCTGCAGGAATCAACATCCGCGAGGAATACGAAGCCTACAAGCTCAACCCTGAAGACCGAGGAATCGCGCTAGACCAGAACTTTTTGAGCGTGAAGATCTACCCGAAGGTCAAACATAACATTTTGGTTCATCACGGTGGCGGACCAACAAACAGCTTTGAAACCGTGCGGAAATTCCCGACTCCATGGACAGATGCTCTGTATTGCGGTCAGATCGAGAAACCCGGATTCAGCGAGGAGGCTCCAAAACCCTTTCGTTTGAAACTTTCTCGGTGATTTACAATGAAGACTCAGCGTGCTATCGGTTCTCGGCGTAAGGTGTGGAATGGAACGGCTCAGAAGACGCCCGGTGGCCTGACCAAGGGTGACCTGATGATGAACAAGTATGGCCGTATTGTTTCGCGCAAGAAGGCCGCACATGCCCGGAGTGGCCGCGCGTTCACACGGCGTCACAAGTAGACTACTCCGCTTTCCTAAGCAAAGAGATACCTGCAATGGTCAGGACTAGTCCTACATATTGAAACGGGTGTTCCAAGCGGTCCCCGAGAACGAAATAAGCGGCAATGCTTTCGACAACACCTGATACACCGTCCCACATTCCGTTCACATACAACACGTTCCCTGACCGGAGGGACCTAATCAAGCAATAAATCACGCCAGCGTATCCAATCAACCCGTAGACGAAATACATAGTGTTGTTCGTCTCCGCGTACCATCGCAAATTGAAGTCACCGAACACTTCTACGACAGATAAGGCTACGATGTCGTTGAAGCTCATATTACCTCATGAATGTGACTATTTTTTTTAACCGTTGAAGATAATGGATCCGGGATCAATCGGAATACTTGTAGCGGAGGGGTCCGCACTAGCGGCGATCGCCGCCGCATATTCACTTGGTAAGACACCGAGTGGGGAGTCTGCTCCCGCACCAGCTCCCGCACCAGCTCCCGCACCAGCTCCTGCTCCTGAACCTACACCTGAACCTGCACCCGCACCCGCACCCGCACCCGCACCTGCACCAGATACCGGAGCT